ATTATACAAAATACTAAAAACTATAAAAAAAGGATTGACAAAGCCCCAGTAGAGGAATTATACCATAATTTAAATTATTCATATGATATGGATTATGATCCTATGGAAAAAGACAATGATTCACTTTTTATGGATGAATATGTTACTTATTGCCAAAATAATCTTTCCGAATTATTCCCAAAGCTTAGAGATGCTAAAATTGCAGATGCCATTTTATCTATATTTCAGCAAAGAGATTCTTTAGATATTTTTAATAAAAAAGCACTTTATATCTACATAAGAGAAATGGTAGAGGTTAAAACACCTCAAATTACTAAAATAGCAGATAGATTAGGTAAAATTTATAAAGAACATTACCTTTTTTATAAAAACAATGGTTATACTAATTTTAAAGAAGAACCATATTTATAAATAAAGAATAAATATGGGACAGCTCGATAAAAAAATATTTGGTAAGAAAAAATTTTCCGACATATTGGAAGAAATTTACCTAAATCAAAAGAAAAAGGAAGAACAAATTTCTACCCTTATATCCGAGCTAAAACCTTTAATCCAAGATATTGGGGATGCTACTCTAGTAGTTCCCTTACTTAAAGAATATCTTGAAATATCTGTTAAAAATGATGAACAACTCATCAAAATGGCTACCATCATCCAACGTGCAGTAAATAATGAAGGAAATGATGATGGTAATTTTGGAATGACAGAGGATGAGAAATATCAGTTATTAGAAGAAGTAAAAAAATTCAAGGACGATAAAAAGTAATGCCTAATTTTCAATATGGCATAGCGGGACTTTCTCAGGGAGTTTTGAGTGGAAATGATAAACCCACTAAATCTAAAGGAAATAAAAATATATTTTCTAGCAGAGTTAAGGATATTATTTTAAATGAATCTCACCCCGAATTTGAAAATTTCGGAGAATGGGCTTCTATTGGTGCTATTTTTATTGAAGACGTACTCCAGCCTACAACTACAAATTCAATATCTATTGCTTATCCCTTATTTCCTAATATTAAGCAATATCCTTTATTAAACGAAGTTGTTGTTGTATTAGTTTTACCTTCTACAGGACTAGAAAGCAACCCTACTTCTAACAGATTATATTACCTACCCCCCATTAACGTTTGGGGGAGTCAACACCATAATGCAATACCAGGATTTTCAGAATTAGCCCCATCACAACAAAAAGATTATGTTCAAACTTCCGCAGGGAGTGTGAGGCAAGTTACAGATGGTGGAACTGAGATTAATCTAGGAGAAGGATTTGTTGAACAATTAAACATAAACCCACTTCAACCTTACATTGGTGATTATATTATAGAAGGAAGATTTGGTAATTCAATAAGACTTGCAGGATATGAAGGAAAGGATCCTATTACTAAAATTAGAAATGGGCAAGGACCTAAAACGGATGAGGGATGGACTACAGTAAATGAAGATGTAAATGAAGATAGTGGATCTTTATATTTAACTTCAACCCAACAAGTTAATTTAGAACCTAATATTTTTAATTACAATTCATACACTAGTTCATTAGCACCCGAATTAGTTCCCGAATATTCGTCTCCTCAAGTTTTAATCAATTCTGGTAGGTTAGTTTTAAATGCTAAAGAAGATAGTATATTACTAAGTTCAGCTAAATCTATAAATTTAAATTCTCAATATTCAGTTAATGTAGATAGTGAATATTCTTTTGTGGTAAATTCTCCTAATATATTGTTGGGTGATAAAGAAGCAACAGAACCCCTATTAAAAGGAGATATAACTATAGAACTTTTATCTGAGTTGGTTGGTGAATTGCAGAAATGGATGGGTCAATTTAATAAAAATCCATCCCCTTATCTAACAACTATGGTAGCTTCTACTACTCCTTTAATTACTACATTAGTTAAAATCAAAGCTGACTTAGAAACTAAAACTAAATCTAAAGTAAGTAAAACTATCTAATGGCTAAGATTGAAGAAAATATTATTAATAACTCCACTGTTGGTGCGCTTAAACAAAGTGGGATATACTTGATTATAGGGTTAGTAACCAAACAAGCTATGATATTCGCCGATCGAATTGTCCCTAGCTTAGAAAAGCAATTAGTAAAGTTTGATAAAGGATGTCCTACCCCTGAGGAAGTAGCTAATGTAATTTTTATTAGGAATAATGTGTTAGATCAAGCTAATACTATATCTAACATATTAAAGGGGTTTAAGATAACATTAGGTTTAGCTAAATTTGGAATTGATTCTTTAATAAAACTAATTATTGCATTAAAGATAGCCAAAACAGGTATTTCATTGGGCTCTAAATTTATTCCTGTTATACCTGGAGCTATAGTATCTGGGTTGAGTGATTTAGATGATTTGATTACTAATAAAACATTTGATAAATTTGGGAATTCTAAAATTGCTCCTACTAAGTTTGCTATTGACGGGTTTTCAGTCCCCGTAGCTTTAATGTCATTCTATGTAAATGATTTTATTAAAAAATTAGAATCACTAGATGAAAAAATTCAAACTTGTAGCCCTCCTAATACTATAACTTTGCCTCCTCCTTCACCTGAGTTGGTTGAGATTGCTCAAGTTGAACAGCAGGCTGAGGAGTCACCTAATTTATCAACATATCAAGGGTTTATTTTAGAAATAGAAAAAGTTCCTTATTCACCTACTGTAAATAGGATAAGGGCACTTGGGAAAAACCAAGATGGAATAGTGTTAATTCAAACCGAACTTTCATTTACCCAAGTAGAACAAATAATGATTAATGAATTAAAATTCGTTATTGACAGAGATAATTTAAAAGCTTATTAAGTAAATATTTATAAACAATGAAATCGCAAGTATTAAAATCTTTAATTAAAGAGGCCGTTAAAGAGGCCATACAAGAAGAATTAAGAGAAATTTTATTGGAAGCTGTAAAAGCTCCTAAACAAACAGTAATAGAATCTTCTCCTAAAGTTATTCAACCAACACCCGTAAATGAAGATAGAAGAGCCCAATATGCTAGTATCTTAGGCGAAACCGCAGCTTCATTTACTTCAGCAGACGTTAAACCTAGATTTAACCCCCAAGGCACAATGCCTGGTGGAGATTTACCTCCCGGAGAATTAGGAATGGACCAAATAATGGGATTAATAAGTAAAAAATAATGGCTATAAAAGTTGGAAATATACCGGCGTTTGATCAATACCCCACTGTGGGTATTGGGTTGTCTGTACCTTTCCAATCAACTCCATTAGACATTAATACCCCAGGAAGTTTATTACCCCCCACAGGTTCAGACGTAATTGCTAATGCTACTTCAGGTTCTGATTCCATTTTTAATATTAATTATACTACAGCCGAACAAGTAAAGTATAATCTTATTAATTATTTTTTGACAAGTAAGGGAGAACGAGTTTTCAATCCTTCTTTTGGCAGTAATGTTCAAGCCTTTCTTTTTGAACAAAATGATCCTTCCTCACTTGAAATTCTTAAAAAAAGTATAGAGGAAGATATTAGTTTAGTATTTTCTGTGATTGAATTAAAAGAGATAAAAATTATAGCTGATGAAGATTATTATTCAGTTACAATTCAAATATTTTACTCAGTTTTTTCTAGTTTAAATGAGTTTGTAGAATTTAATATGCCCCTATAATGTCCTTATCTTCAAATACAAGTAAAAAAGTTAATAGAAACGTTGAATATATCAACAGGAACTTCACTGAGATGAGGTCGAATCTTATTAATTTTTCAAAAACATATTTTCCTAATACTTTTACAGACTTTAGTGCTGCTACACCAGGAATGATGTTTATTGAAATGGCTTCTTATGTAGGGGATGTTATGGCTTTTTATACTGACAATCAGATTCAAGAAAATTTCATTCAATATGCTAAACAAAGCAACAATCTATATGATCTAGCTTACATGTTTGGTTATAAACCTTCTGTTTCATCAGCTGCTACTACTGAATTAGATGTTTTTCAAACTGTACCTGCAATTTTAGAGGGGGGAGAATATGTACCTGATTTTAATTATGCTTTAATAATTCAGGAAAATTCAACAGTTACGGGTACGGCTAATGTATCTTTTTTAACCCAAAATAGAATTGATTTTAGCCAATCTAGCTCTTTAGATCCTACAACAGTAACTATATATGAGGTATCAGGGGGTAACCCAACATCATTCCTTCTTAAAAAGAAAGTAGAGGCAGCTTCAGCTACTATCAATAGTACAACTATATCAGTTGGAGATCCTCAACAGTTTTTAACAACTAATATTGTAGCTAGTCAACCTTTAGGGATATTAGATATAATTGATAGTGATGGGAATGAATGGACTGAGGTAGATTACTTAGCTCAAGAAACAGTATTTGAAACTATACAAAATACAAATCCTTTTGGTCCTGATCCAAATACAACAGATGAATCTGGTGAGGTTCCTTCACTTTTAAGATTAAAAAAAGTTCCTAACAGGTTTGTTTCTAGATTTATAAGTAGTAA